CCCAGTCTTTGTGAAAAGTATATGTTCTTTTATCTTCTTTATTACATTCACAAGATTCACAATTGCATTCTTTGTGCTCTGAATTACAATGACACTCATGGCCACACTTTTTACATTCTTTATTCATAAAGTAAGTATATACGATTAGGATTAATCGTAAAAGACTGTAACGAAACTTATTCCGCCACTAATAGCGATATAAGGTTTAGTTTCACATCTAATTCCTGGTTCTGGAATATCGCATTGATATTCATCCGCAACTAAAGCAGTATTTAAAGTCATTTTAATTGTACCTGTAGCACCACCATCTCTTAATTTAACTATTCCTGCATTTCCGCTGTGAGAAATCCAAACAGCTTTAACTCTTGCCGGTCCGCCAAATGCATCGCCAGAAGCAGCTAATTGTTTCGATGAAATTGTTGTAAAACCCATAATTCAATATTCTATTATAAGTTATCTAGGGCGTCAAGAACGCCCTAGATAGAGTTATTTATTAGCTCCAAGGGTTAGCAAATGTACCATTTCCAATTAGGAATGCATCAATTGACCAAAGTAAACCATCAACTGCTCTACATCTTATGTGAGCACCTTCTAGTCCACCTTTAGTTGTTGCTGTCAAAGTCAATGTGTCAGTTCCACCTGCATTAAATGCAGTTACAACTCCTGGATCAGTCGCTGTATTGTTGTACCATGCACAACCTCTAAACACATCAGCTGTACTTCTACCCGCTGCAGTTCCTGCATTCAAAGTGAAAGTATTTGATGATGTTAAACTTGCAGTCATGATAAACTCATACATCATTCCAACTCTGTTTGTAGAAGTTGGATCATCAGCTCCCGCTACTGCTGGAGTTGCTGTGTCTATGATTGAAGGTAAGTTAAATACAGTAACAGCGTTACCTAATTGTATTACTTTACCTTGATATTTATCAATCCCTGCAATGTCAGTTCCACCGTCAACTGTACCGCCTGTTACGATTGATTGAGCCATTTCTGGACCTGTTCCTAAGAATCCTCTTAAGGATCTTACTGGGCCCGCAAACGTTGTTCTTGCCATAATTATTCTCCTAGTTAATGTGAATATCGTCTCTAGGCCGTCGACTATACGCGTCGATATCCAATTAATTAATTGTATAGTGAGTTTATTATACTCAAAAAAAAGGGGCGCTACAAGAGCGCCCCTTAATAGATTTTTAGTAATCTAATTAAATAGATTACGCTGCTCCGCCAGTTCCGTAGATTCCTCTAGGGTCAGACCATCCGAAGACGTATCTTTCTCTAGCTTTAAATCTTACGTTACCAGTGTCGAAATCTCCTTCGATAGCTGTCTTGATAGGTGCTCTAACAAAGTGTTTTAGACCGTTAGGTGCATCTGTTATCAAGAACCACGCATCACTGTCATTTAAGTAATGGTTAACGAAGTATCCTTCAGGAACCATTCCCATGTGCATTAATGCGTTGATATCATTGTCAGCAGTGCCAACTCTTTGAGGTGATTTCAAAATTCTTTCAGCTGTGAATTGATTTTCTTTTGGAATAATCATTCTTCTAGCTTGAATTGCAATTTTTAAACCTCTTTCGTCAACAAATGATGCAATGTCTATCATACCTTGTTCTAATGAAGTTTCGGACAAGTCTGCAGCAGTAGCCAGCGTGTTGCTGAACGTACTGTTGTTTGCAAGTGGGTGATTAGTAACGCAAAGTGCGCTTCCGTCACCACCTGTGTAGTTAGCATCAAAAGCATTGTTTAAGATCGACGCGGCTTTCACTTGTTTAGTGTGTGCCATTGATCTTGCTAAAGCTCTTGTGTATCTACCAGCTAATCTGTCATATAGATTGTCTTCAATAGCTTCTTCAGTGATAGCAAAAGCGAGAGCAATTGTCTCGTTAGTGTATCTAGAAGTATAAACCTCAGTTGCATTGTCGTAAGTGACCATTGCACCTTCAGATTTAGTTGCTGCTCCAGCAAAGCCGGAAAGCATTACTTCTTCTTCGAAAGCTCTGTCAGACGATTCTGTCATGAAGATCGCTGCTGCTTCGTTGTCGTATCGGTTATATTCAAGTCCAAATAGTGCATTCAGACCTGGTTCTAGCTCTTTGACTAGCTGCGCTCGTGATATTGCCATATGTCTATGCTCCTATTAGATTCCTGCACCTTTGTTACCGTAAAAGTGATTGTTTATAACCACTAATGCTTTAACATTGCTTGCAGTTTGATCATCGTTGTCTGGATCTTGAGAAACGTCGATTACACGAACTGCTTGAGTCGTTTTAACGCCGTTTGTAGATCTGTTCAACTGAACTTTGGATATACCTGTAACTGTGCTTCCTGTAACGTTTGTTACATCGAAGTTTTGAAAAATGAAAGTCGTATTCAGATCATCATTAACATCCATCTTGAAAACTACGCTTGGATCGTCAATAACGAATGCCATAATGTCACTCGCTACAACAGAACCAGGATAGTAGTTACTCCAAGTTGGTTTGCTAGTAGTAGGATCTGTATAAAAACAACCATTAAAAACACCACAGATTCTTTCACCGTTTGCTGCTGTGTGACGAACTATTGTTCCTGTAGCTGCAGCTTGAACTGCATCACCTTGGAAAATAGCTGTAGTCGCATTAGAAGCGATACGATATCTATTCTGAGCGTTAATAAAGGGACTTCCATCTATCTTACGGACTGGTTTCATTCCGTATGTTGATGATGTATTTGCCATCTTTATATCCTCCGTTGGCGATTTCTCGCCGGGTTAGTTTAAACGATTTTGGACTATAACTAATAAATTAGGTTTTTCGTCCGCCACCAAAAGTTACTCGAGACTGTCTATCAATATTGATAGGCATTCCCGGATGTTGTTCCTTCATTAAATCGTTATCAACCGCGGTCATAGAATCTGCTGATATTTTTCTAAAATAGTCAGCGCGCGATCTTGCGATCTCTTCTGGTATCCTTGCCAACACAAGGCCTCCAACCCCAATTAAACCAGCGTATTTTCCTTCATGAATAGTAGGGTATTCATTTTCGCCTAATTCACTTAATAGTGATTCTGCTTTAACAAATTCCCAACCTTCTCTAAGTCTTTTGGATACATTAGCTGAATCCATAAAACCCATACTCTCGGTCCTTATCCATCTCTGAACAAAGCCTTGAGGCGCTGGTGGCGCATCGAGACTAGATGGTGGCGTCCAGGGTTGATTACGTTTATCTTTATCTCTCTCCTGCGACGCGCGTGAGGTCTTTATTACTTCACTCGAGCTTTTTTTACTCATGCTTCCTCCTTCACGTATTTAGCGTATTCTTCTAGTGGCACCCCTAATTTTTTAGCAATAGCCACCTGTGATTTGGTGAGTCTCACAGATCTGCGTCCTTGTTGAGTTCTACCAGCCGAAGCTACCGTTTGGACGGGTTTACGGGCTTCTGTTTTGGCCGTAGCAGTCTCAGACTCAAATTTTTGAGGAAAATATTCCCTCATCTTTGTGTCTATCTGATTATAATACTCATCACTCTCTACATCAACCCCCCTGCTCACTAAATCTTCATGAACATTCCAGGCTGCTCCAGACATGATTCTATCATTACCAAACCATTCATTTTTCTGAGCCCAAGCTTGCGCTTTTTCGCTTGGTTGCTGAAACTCTTCCGGCATTTGAGCTTGCATATTACCTGCTTGTTCTACCGTTTTAGTTTCTTCTGCTTGTCTTTTTTTCAAAGCCTCGCGCTCAGCTAACTTTATTCTAGCTTTCTCTTTTTCAACAGCAAGTCTTGTTAGTTCATCAGTAGCCTCCATAATTTTATTTGGTTCCTGAGTACTAATAGCTTCTGCCAACTTCGATTTAACTTGATCTCGTTGTGCATCTACTCTTGCGTCGAATTCTTTAAGATGACCTTCACTAATCTCATCTAACTTGCCTTGGGAATTATCATATTTTTTCTGTAGCCCTTTAGCAAATTCAGTCGCAGCTTTTTCTCTTCTTTCTGCTTCTCTAGCTCTGTAAGTTAACTTGTCTATTCTTTTTTGAACACCTTCAGTATACTTACCAAGATCTTCTTTTGGTTTTTCTTCTTTAACTTCTGGTTTAGTTTCTTCAATAGGATCTTCAATTTGTTCTACTTGAATTTTAGCCTTCTCATCTTGTTTATCATGAGAAGTATATCCTAAATCTACTTCACCAACATTTAGATTTACATCTTCCTTCGTCTCTTCCTTTTTTTCTGGTTCTTTGACTTCGACTGTTTGTGCTTTCGCATCGTCTGTGTCTAGTTCCACTTCATCAGTTTTGACATTTGGTTCTGCCATTGTTTCCTCCTAGTATAAGTGAAGAATGTCTTCGGGTTTATTAATTTTAGCAATAATTTCATCATCATTTAAAATACGATGTTCTCCAAATTTTGTTTGAAATCTGGAACCTGAGTATCGTCCATAAACAACAAATTCACCTTCTTTGCACCAAGGGCCTGTTGGAAATTTTTCTTTATCTTTGTAACAAAGATCTCCCATACGAATTACTAATCCAACAACTGTTGTCATTTGAATAGTTTCATGAGTCGTATCAGAAAGTAAAATTCCACCTTTGGTTTTTTTCTTACCAGACCAAGGACGCACTAGCATTCTATATCCAACAGGTTTAGGTAAAGTATCAATATACTTCCCGACACCTTCTGCATCTGTGGGTATTGGTTTGCCTTCTTCTTTATCTGCGCCGTCTAATATAGGCTTGATTAAGCCTTTAGGTTTTATTAATTGTGTCACCGTCGTCATCCTCCTTTTGCAGGTCTTTAAGATCCTGAAGCACTGCGTCATATGCAGTGAGTTGTCCTCTACTATAGTTTAATTTCTCTATCGTGTCTACACCATAGCATAGATGTTCTTTAACAGCGTCCCTATTCTTATTAATTCTTTTTTTGATAATTTCTACTGAGTATGGATCAAGCATGACGTTCTAACATTATCTTGTTTTCCCCAACTTCTTTTGTCTTAAAATCAAAATAAGTTAAAGCAAAAGCAATTTGGTCCATTTCATATTTAGGATAATCATCAAATACAAACCTTGTTCCTTTGACCGATCTATTAGCAAAAAATATAGCTTCTGTTAATACATCTTTGGTCATATGGGGTCCATCAAAATGGACAAAATGATACGGTTGAGTCCAATAAAATTCATACATAAATTGAACATCCGTCATGTTTTTAAAGTCAAATTCTTTATAATCTTTAAAATCTTTGACCATTTGTTGCCTCATTTCCTCTGTGTAATCACAGGTATAAGCAGGAGTATCGTCGTAATGTTGATATTTAAGATTATTGTAAGGATCTATTCCAATATGTTTATATTCTTTATCTTCTAAACGTTCTTTAAAACAATCCATTATAATTTTAGAGCCAAGTCCTTCACGAACTCCTATTTCACAAGTTAGTATTCTAGTGGAAGTATCAAAAAGAGGAGCTGTTTCACACCAATCTCGTAATAGATTGTATTCAGTACTATCGCCTTTAATCATAGATTAAAGCTTTATAATACTAATTTTAAGTGCTGTCTACTTCTTTCCGTTTCTGAAGATCTGAGTTCCCTTTATGCCAAAAACGCTCGCCACGACAAGGATCCATAAATTTGTAAACCAGGTCGGCAATGACTGGAAATGCTCGAAAAAGATTTTTATCTTGTCCATAGCTGCCGGATCTTCCGACCAGACCCCATATGCGAGCACCAAAATTGGCAACGTGAGAATCGCTAAAATTACTTCGTCCTTATAGTCTGTTTGACGAGCTTCTAAAAGTTTTCCCTGGTAAGCTTCCTCACCACGAGCTTGTCGCTCGGCGTGCAATAGCTGTGCATCAGACATTGCAACTTTTGCTCTTTGTTTGTTAGCGTAAATTTTACTTCCGGCAGAAACAGCTAATTTAATTGCTGATAACCACATTATTTAACTCCTTTAAATTTTGTTCCTCTTACTGCAGCTCCACCACCTCTTGAAAATAACAATGGTGGTACTTGGGGATTAGGCCCTCTTTTTGGTGGAGGTCCTTTTCGAACTCCTCCTCCGGTGTCATAACCTTGTCCTGTTATATAATCACTACCTTCTGGATACAATTGCCAACTACTTTTTGAAGTAGTAGTAGTTGGTGCTACTGGTGCTGCCGTTGTCGTTGGCGTACATGGGGGCAGAGTTCCATCTGGACATCTTTGCTGGCCGCCATCGCCGCCTCCTGTATTCTTTTTATCTTGAAAAGGTCCATAACCTGCTTCTTTTAAATAATCTTTTCCTTTATCACTCATTACATCGAGTGTTGGAGTTTTGCTATATTGATTTGTCTTAGCCCAATCTCGAAATAAACCTTCGTTTCTTGCGAACTCAGTTCTTTTTTTCTTATTATACGCAGTTGTATAAGGACCTAGTACAGTGTCAGCTAACCACAGAGCGCCTGTGACAGGACCTGTGACTTTTATGTTAGATTTATATTTTGTTGATCCATCTCCGCCTTTTCCTCCGCCGCCGTTTCCACCACCATTAGTACTTGTAGGAGTAGTAGATTTTTTTCCTCCATAATACCCAGAACCTGGCTCAAATCTTGAGTGCGAATGATCAGAACCTTGATTAGTAGGGGAAGAATATCCTCTTTTTCCTCCAGCTTTAGCTGTCTCTTCGTGGGGATTTGCCATTATTTTTTCTTACCTCGTTCTTTTGTTCTACGATCTTCAGCAGTACGCTTCATTTTTTCAGTTTGAAGTTTAGCTTCTGCTATATCTCGTGTTTGCTGAAGTTTTTCTTCAGCTATTCTAATTCTTTCAGCTGCTTGATCTTCAACGCTTTCTAATTTCATTTTTTGAATATCAATGCTTTCATCAAATTGTTCTTCTTTCATATCTAAATCAGCACCTTTTTCTGTTATTTTACGTTGCATATCCATAGCTTTCAAGTCTAACTCTCTTTGTTTTAAAGCAACTAATGGATCTTGTTGTTTAGTTAATTGTTCTGTTCTGACTAATTCTTCAGTAATTTGTGCTACTCTTTGTGCAATCATTCCTTCAATTCTAATTTGTGCTCCTTCAGGATCTGATTTCATTAGTTGTTGTAATTGAGGATCATCTTGAAGTTGAGCGCCAACTTCTCCTTGAGCCTTTAAACTAATGTGGTGAGAAATATGGCTTTGTAAATTAGCATAAACCATTGGATTTATTTGAACCATTCGTGATTGCATAAAAGCTGCGTGTGATGCTATGTGTGCATCTTGGTCTTGTTGTGGAAATGCATGAGGTATTTGCATTTTTAAAGCTTCAGCATTTTCAATTGCAGGGTCTTTAGGTACAACTGGTGGTTCTGGTTTTAAAATTTTATCAATTTCTCTAGTTCCTAAAGCTTCATATAGTCTTCTATATGACTCTCTAAGATTATGCATACCAGGATTTGACATTGCAATCTTTAATTGTTCGTTTGCAAGAGTAACTCTTTGCGTTAAACTGTAAATATTAGGATCTGCAACTGGAATTACATCTATTCTTTCATCAAAATCTTGTGTTTTAACCATTCTATCTGCACCATAAACTGCATATGGATAAATAGGAGGTAAGTAAGTACCAAAAATAGATGCTAAAAGTTTAAATTCTTGTCTCATTGCGTTGTAACAACGTTTATGAA